TGCTGCCGCCAGCGGCGGGGATGCTTGTCGCGTAAATCTTTGTATTCTGACGTAAGTTTAGTGTTTCGCCGCAATCTGAGCAAGTATCGGCGGTTAATTCAGCCTCGTTCACATCATACCCGCAGTTACCACATAACACTTCAATTTCATGCTTCGGGTCTATCGCGTTGCCCACTGTCTGTGCTGCGTTTACTGTCTTCATGCTGCTATATCCGTCCAAATTGTGGGAGGCGTTTCTCCCGTTATCTCCGTCCAAATTGTGCCCGGATTAGGTGTTATCTGGCTCCAAACTAGTACTGTTCCGACTTGGCCTGTGGCCTGTACGCCAATGGCGTATACATTCGCATCGGCTGTTTCGGTTGTCTCGCCTAGTGCTGTAGTGCCTTGAACGCCTGTTACGTTAACGTTTTGCTGTAACAGTACAGTGATGTTGCCCAGTGTAGAGGTGGCTTGCAGACCCGTTTCCGTGACTATTGCGTCTGCTGTGACGCTTACCGTGCCTAGAGCTGTAGTGCCCTGTACGCCCGTTGGGAACGCATTAGCACCTTCTTTAACTCCGGCAGTACCTAGCTCGCCTGCGGCTTGAACGCCTGTAACAATAACAATAGCGCCTGCTTCGACACCTATAGTGCCTAGCTCACCAGTAGCTGCGTTACCTAGAACAGTGATGTCATCCGCATCACCCGTAACCGCCACATTACCTAGAGTAGTACTAGCCGCAACACCCGTAGCAAAAACATTAGCGCCTAGGCTTAGTTCTACACTACCAACTTCACCTGTGGCTTGGAGACCTAGCGACTGTCCCCACGAACCCTGTCCCCAGAACCCTCTACCCCAACCACCGAAATAAACCGTAGCATCCCAAACAGCGTAAGCGGCTATGCCTGTGGCGCTAACCCCCGTAACCGAAACGCTCTGGTTAATCGTGACCGAAGTAGAACCTAACGCTGAAGTACCAGATACACCACTAACACTAACAACTGCACCCGCAGCTACTGCTACCGAACCTACCTCACCTGTTAAGAACGGCAGGGCATTACCTTCGCCCCACGAATCCGTCCCCCAAGTGCTGTAACCCCACCCGGAGAGTGGGACGATAACGTCAGCCATCTAAGTACCTTAAGCGATACGTATGATCGCGTTGCTCGCATCAGCAGCAGGGAAGACAATAGTAAAGTCGCCCGCAGTAGAGGTCTTATCCGAACCGAAATCCAGAACTGCAACAGCAGGGTTAGTGCCGCCGTTCGCTAAGTAGATCAAAGCGCCACGAGCAGTAATAGTTGCGTTAGCCCACGTAGTGTCTGCAAAGTCCAAGAACGCCGTAGTGCCTGTAGACGTAGGGACTTGAGAAATAGTCAGGGTATTACCACCTGCTACGTAGTTAGTGCCAGACACCTCATTAGTGACGGCATACGCAGTAGTAGTCGCGCCTAACGTAGCTGCATTAGTGAACAAAGCAATCTTAAATACCTGTGATGTGCCGCTGCTAAAGTCAAAGTCTCCACCAAGGATTTGAACTTTGAACGATGTAGCCATAGCTTGTGAAATAGCCATTTGTGTTTCCTCTTAAATTAGGCTTTATCTCTAATGATAAGCCCTGTCCTATAGGCATCGGTGACTTCTTTTGCTTCGCCGAAGTTCTTCAAAGATGTTACGGCTTCTACAAAACGTTTTTCATACTCTTGCATGACATCTGCTTCCCCTTTCATGTAAGTGTAGGCTTCAATCAAACAACCGTATAGAAGAGCTACTTCCGCATTTGTACTTAACCAAGTAGTACCACCCCCAAGACCGGAAGTTAAACTTGCCGGACGATAGAAGTAATGAAGCTCTACCGCAAATGCGCCATTTGGAGTAGGACCTATTAAAAAACTACTAACGTCAAAATATGCGTAGTAACGCGGCGCTCCCGTAGTGGACGCATCCGGGTTAAAAGATTGGACAAAGTTAACGTCTTTGTATTCCAAAAAGTGCTTGTCGTTACTTGCGTCGGTATACGACAAAGAAAATGGCGCTAAAAAATCGCTAGGTGCCGCAAGATATTGATTGCTGGCCGTCGTGTTTGCCGTAGCGTTTTTACGAAAAAGCGTAAGCTGAACGTTCTTTAAGATACGCTCTTCGGCCACGCGTATAAAAACCGGCAAGTTATTCACAAAACTTGTTTCTTCGTTTTGCGTGTAATCTTGTATTGCCGTTTTTAATTGATCGTAAGTAAAACTCATGTGGTTACCACCGTAACACTACCAACTTGCCCAAAGGCCGTAACCGGACCCAAACTCGGAGCCGTAACCAAAGGAAGGCCCGCATAAATAACCGTAGGTTCTACCCTATCCGGGCGAGCATCGCGTAAAGCTTGCGGGTCAATAACTTTGCGGCGAGGGTTAAGTTGAGGCTGTTTAACCTCAAACTCATCCCGTCCCACAAGCATCCCCGTCCACTCTTTCTGCATGTCGTTAAGTCTGTAACGAAAGCCTGAGCGGTCCGAAATGCCATAAGCTTTTTTGCCAACAGCAAACTTACCCATTATATGTTCCTGGAATATGCCAAGCTAGGCACAACATTAAATGAAGCCCTGTCTCGATCTTCATCCATCGCACGCTGCATCTCTTCTTCGTATAGCGATTTAAGAAGTTGTATCCTGTCCGGCGCTTTCTTAATGGCTATGTAGTATGCCAAACCCGCGGCAAGCGCGGGGTAGAAGCGAAAAGGGATCTGCAACGTATTAGTCGCCGAATCCGCGTCGTCTAGACGGACTAAACGATTATAAATAATTTGGTCCGTGCTATTGTCTGGAACAGGCCACAGCTTCAAAATGGGGCTGATTAAGCGGTCTAGAAACCATTGTGACGACCTAGACTGCTGCGTTTTATTCGGAATATTGATGTAATCATCCCTACTCAAACGCTGTATTCCGTAATCCGTGTTGTCCCGGCGAACCACTATGGACAAAATATCAATGGTGTCAGCGCCTACCGTAATATCCGATACACCCTGCGTCAGCGTGGTGGTCACCTGCTGAATAGTCCACTGGTTCAAGCCTCTGTTAGCCCAATCTGCAAACAAAAGATTTAAAGAGCGTTTAGCGGTCTTAAGATCGTAACCTGTACGCATCTCTTTTCCGCATCGCTCAAACGCCTCTTCGATATAATCGGAGACGTCTAATTCAAAATCTTTTGATCCAGAAACAGCCATTATTTCTTCCTAGCAGTTTTCGCCGCTTTTTTAAACGCGGCGGCAGTTGGAGCACCTTTAGTTCCCGGAGAACGCATTGTCTCACCCGAACCCGCCGCTATACGTTTCTTTTTATCGTTTATGTTTGAATAAAGACCACGCTTAGCCATTACTTCATACCTCTAACCGCACAACCGCCTTTGTTCATTTTTACGGGTCCGCCAACTTTCATGCCTTTTACCGCACAACCGCCTTTAGCCATTTTCTTAACTTCTCCGCCATACATCATACCCATGGCTTCTCTTTTACGAGGACTGCAATTAGAACCTTGATCCATGATAATTCTCCTAAATTAAATTTTGGTTATTTACCATTTCTTGCAACTCCAATAACGAGCTGAAAATTTATCCTTTGCCGTGTCGCATTTGTGACGTGCTCTAAAGCTCGCTCGTCTAGCAGGGATGTCCTTTTTAATGGTCATATTAGGGTCCCCAAAACGGACAAGCTTTACGTCATCGCCTTTTTTGGCTAACACGGCAAACTTCTTGCTGCCGCCAGACGTCCTTTTGGGCTTGTTATAGCCGGAAAACGTCTCTCCTCTATAAGAAACTTTACCGGAAGGTGTTCTTTTAACAGCCTTTGTAGTGGCCATAAAACCTCCGAGTTAATTATAGAATATAGTTACAGCCGTTATATTCGTTAAAGCCGAGACATATATATCGGACACTCTTACGCCCTCATCCGGTATAAAAACCGAATCAGACGTGCTTGCTCCGAAATCTATGTCTATAGCCGTAGCGCCACCATTTCCTTGCGTTATGGTAAGCCTTCCCGCCCCGGCACCCGTGGTTACTTGGAACCCACGAACACGAGCGGGACCAACACCGACAGAGCCGGTGCCAGTTACTCTTTTTGCTAAAGTATCAGAACCCGACATATACGCTTCTCCTTAAAAGTAGCTTATGTAAGATTGTTATTCTGAAGATACACAACAGTAACCGTTCCAGCACCCGTGCCATCACCATTAGCCCCGGTGAAATCCGCAAGAACCTCTAGGTCAGTAGTGCCAACATTAGTGGCTTCTGCGTCCAATGTGCCGTGGGTCGTAGCTAGAGCTTTGACATCTATCGTGGCTAGGAAAGCATCGGCATCTGCGGCGGTACCTACCGATACGGTAGCTGCACCCGTGTCAGTATTAGCAGTGGTGACGTTTAAGATAACGTCGATTATTTGAGAGTTTGCAGGGACTATGGCAACTCTTTGGTTTAAAGCACTGGCACCGGTAATATCTACGATAATAGACTGGGCCATTGTTACAAAACCAGTGTTAGCTACGTTTGTGCCAACCGTCGTACCAATAGTGTTGCGGATTGTACCGGCCTTAATAGGACCAGAAAAAGTAGTAGTCGCCATGAAGATCTCCTGTCGTGGCTAGTGTCAGCCGCGGGATGCGACTGTCAGGGACATATATAAGATACGATAAAAAAAGGGGCAGCACAAGCCACCCCTTTTCCTAAAAAGACCTAAGTCTTATGAGCCGCTACCGTACACAGCACGCCAATCCGAAACGCCGAAGCTGTAACGCTCACGGGCCTTGAATCGCATGTTACCTGTGTCAAAGTCGCCTTCCATCGCAGTCTTAAGAGGGGTTCGGTTGAACATCTTAAAACCGTTAGGAGCATCAGTCTTGATGAAGAAGTTGTCTGGGTCTGTCAGGAAGTGGTTAACCACCGCACCGTCAGGAATCATACCCATAGACTTAGTCGCATTGATGTCGTTATCGGCAGTGCCAGGACGCAGGTTAGAGTTGATTACTCGCTCTGCAATGAATTGCAGCTCTTTAGGAATAATCATCTTCATGCCACGTACGGCAATCTTAAGACCACGCTCATCTGTCAGACCCGCGATGTTAATGAGCATTTGCTCAAGAGACGTCTCGTTAAGGTCTGCTGGTGTAGCCAAAAGGTTAGCTTGGTTGCCAGACAATGAAGGGTGAGCTGCGGAACAAAGTGCCGCACCATCGCCTACAGGCACTGCTGTATTGAACGCATTGTTCAAGACTGAAGCAGCTTTAATCTGCTTAGTTTGAGACATTGAGCGTGCAAGAGCGCGTGTATAGCGGGCTGCAAGACGATCGTAAAGATTGTCCTCAACCGCTTCTTCAGTAATGCTGAATGCCAAAGCAATGGTCTCGTGTGTATAACGTGCAGTGTAAGTCTCCTGCGCGTCATCAAACGATATGGCATTACCCTCATTTTTAACGGGGGCCGTGCCAAATCCTGACAACATTACTTCTTCTTCGAATGCACGATCAGAAGACTCTTCTTCGAAGATTTCTGCGTGCTCGTTTTCATAACGATCGTACTCTAAACCGAACAAAGCATTTAGTCCGGGTTCCAGCTCTTTCGCTAGTTGTGCGCGAGATATAGCCATGATTTAGCCCTCTTAAATGCCTGTGGTTATGGCAGTGGTTTGTGAATCAAAACCACCGGCGTTAGCGTTGGCGTGAGCATTTAGACGCACAATCATCGGGATACCCGCTGCTGTGTAATCGCTATTTGCTTCATCGTCAACAATTCCAACAACTCTCAACGGTAACGTTGCTGTATTAGCTACAGAGGCAACGTTAAACTGAGAATTGGAGTTTCCATTAGCCGTAGCACCCGTTCGGGCAGAAGTGCCCAAAGAAGCGTTACTGAAAACGGCAGTTAGAGCAGTTGCTCTGTCTGTAAAGGTTGCATCGGTAGAAACCTGAAACAATTGATTCGGATTATCTGCTACGAAAGCTTTAACAGGATAGTTAGTATCCACGCTGACGCTACCAGAACCGGGCCAATAGTTAATCCATATAGGCTTCTTTGAAACCGAATCAACATACTCAACACCCATTAGGACTCCCAATGCGGCGACAGTGCCGCCTGCTGTATCCCCTGCTTGGTCGATAGTACCGGCCGATGTAGGGGTACAAATACTATACTGGAATATAGCATTGGTGTTGTTAGAGGCAATTTCATACTGGGTAACACCCGTACTATTTACACCGCTACCAACAAGTCCAATAGGGCGAAGACCATAGGCAGTTGCTTGATTTGCCATGCTGTATTTCTCCTAAAGGGGCGGCTTAATTCTTTCTAGAGCCACCAAAAGTTACACGAGATTGACGATCGGGTTTATTAATCGCCATGGTTGAGTGAGCATTTTCTCGCATCATGTCGTGATCGACAGCATCCATAAGATCCTGCGTTTTTCCGGCAAAGTAGTCGGATCTTTCCGCTAGGGTTTCTAATGGAATGCGTGCGAGTAAAAGTCCTCCAACGCCAAAAACACCTTCATATTTACCTGAATCTACTACCGGTGCTTCGAAATCAGGGTATTCATCAGCTCTTACAAGCTCATATCCTTCTCTCATGCGCGCAGAAATGTTCTTGCGGTCGTCAAAACCACGAACCTCTGTACGTATCCACCGGTGCTTGTACCCTTCGGGTGCAGGCGGTGCCTCTAACATGGATGGGGGAGCCCAAGGCTTACGCCGTTGCTCTTTCTCCCTGCTGTCTTTAGCGCGAGGAGCACGATCGATACCTTCAAAACCTTGTTTCTTAGCAGTCATAATCGTCTCCTTATTTGACATATTTCGCGTATTCTTCGAGTGGCACACCTAATTTCTTCGCAATAGCGACTTGGCTTGGTGTGAGTTTTACCTGTTTGCGCCCGTTTGACGAACTTGTGCGGGATACGCCAGCGACAGTTTGGGCGGTTCGTCGCTTAGCCCCGGTATCTGAAAACTTGTGAGGGAACTCCCCTCGAATTCGTTTATCTAGCTCATCATAATAGTCATCGCTCGTCGGGTCAAATGCTTCGTCAACGAGTTGTTTGTGTATCCCATATGCAGCAAACGTCATTGTGTTGTCGTCGCCAAACCATTCATTCTTCTCCGCCCACTTTTCTGCTCGTGGGTCAGCTCTAGGAGCCGGTTGTGGTTGCTGCTGCTGCGGTTGCGGTTGCTGTTCCTGCGCCGCTTCGGGAGGCTTACGACGACTTTGAACACGCTTTGCTTCTTCTAGTTTATTAGAAGCAAACTGGAGTTCTGTAAGTTTTTTCTGTGCTTCTAAAGTCGCATCAGGGTCTCCTACAGCTATGGCGCGTTTAAAAGCTTCTTGAGCAGTGTGTGTTTCCGCCGTAAGCCTCCCACCATATTCGTTTAAATAACCTTGATCCACCGCGTTTAGTTTAGCTTTTATGCCGTCTGCTTCAGTTTGTACGCCTTGTGCATACTTAATAGCTTCTTCTTTTTGACGTTCAGCTTCTCGCATCTTTTTAGTAAGACGGTCTATGCGTTTTTTAACACTCTGAGAATACTCTTCGTGTTCGTCTTCGTCTTCGGCTTTAGATAAGGCTTTTTCTTCGGGTTGGTCAGAAACATCATCTATTTCAACCTCTTGACCCTCAAAACCCTCGCCTACTTCTATGTCTACGGTGCCGTCATCGACACTAGTTTTATTCTCTTCACTCATGCCAATCTCCTTTAAAAGCTAATGATATCTTCCGGATCGTCAATTGTTGCCAAAATTTCATCGTCGTTAAGAAGACGAACTTCGCCTCCTTCTATACGGAACCTAGAACCCGCATAACGAGCAAAAACAACCCAATCTTTTTCTTTACACCACGGTCCATCCGGAAACTTGTCTTTATCGCCGTAAGCCAGAGGCCCTTGCTTTAAGACATATCCAACAACCGTTTGAACCTGGCCGTCATCCAAACTTTTATTTGTGAGGATAATACCCCCATCAGTTGTGGATTTGCCGCGGTAAGGAAGGATAAGCATTCGCCACCCAGTAGGGTTTGGCATACGCTCTATCATAGATTTATCAGCTTTCGTGGGGTCTAGAATGCGGGCTTTAGAATCGACGTACATGCTTGCTACGCCTTCTTTTTCCTCAGTTTCAGCTTCAGCTTGAGCTACTTCTTCTACTTTAGCTTTCTTTTCCGCTTCTAGTTCTTTGGCTAAATAGCCTGGCACTTCAATCATGCATACGCTCCTGTTTTTCTAGCAGGTCCGAGAGTTCCTGTTGGACATAATTCAAAGAACTTAGTTCGCCCATTAAAGACGAATATTGTTCCATTGAATTTATTCCATTATTTTCGAGTAGGTCTAACACGTTACTTTTGCGCTCTTTGATTATCCTTTGGATAAACTGAACGATGTAAATGTCCTCCATATCGCCTCCGTATAGGAAAATCCTATATCATCGGAGTATATCGTATACTTTGGGAATTAGGAACAAAAAGGGGCTAGAACACCCCTTGGAAACGTTGTTTACGGATGACAATGGGACTAAACGCTTTTAACGCGCCACCATTAGACATTTTACGAGGTCCTTCCGCCTTGGCCAAAGCAATAGCCACAGATTGATCCTGTGGATACCCCTCTTTCTTAAGCTTTCGAACGTTAGAACTAATCTGTTTAGGATTGTTTCCACGCATTAAAGGCATAGTTCTCTCCTAACAAATGGTGAATTCACCGCCACGTAACATAGCACCCATGCCACGGCTAGTGCCTTTAGTTACAGTGCCTGTCGCAGTTTGCGGTGTTTTTTCCGCGGTAGCTTTGGCGTACGGGATACGGCCTTGGCCTTTAATATCCGCATAATTGGTGGCTTTAGGTGCTTTTCCGGGGGCCGTTCCGTTAACTTTTACTGTTCTCATGGTTAATTTCCTCTGTTTGCACGTAATCGTAATAGCTCACGTTGAGCCTGGGCGTTTAATCGTTCGGCCGTCATTTGTTCCTGGCTTTGTAGCCTATCATCAAACTGACGACTACGTTCCATCATCTTCTGTCGCTCTAAGTCTAGCTTAGCTTGACTCTCTTGGATATCCGCCATAGTCGCTTGCTCTTTAATGCCGATTTCCTTCTCTTTGAGCGCGATTAACGGATCCGGGCCTTGCTCTTGTTGCTGACCTTGACCGGCTATCTGCATGCTCAGTTGGCGCAAGGCTTGCAACTCTTGAGCAATGTTTTGCGCGATCATCATCTCAATTTCGAGCATTTGATCATCGTTAGGCGGTTGTCCCTGGCTTTGCTGCATAAATTGCATCATGGCCATTTCTTCAGACTTGATCTTAACGTGCTCCGTTACATGCTTTTGCAAAGCCATAATTAACGAAGGCGTCTGTGCGGCAATGGGTGAGGCACTGAATAACAAATGCGACATGATATGCGCGTCATGGTTCTGACCATCAAACGCCTTCATATCAACATTTTCCAATGCATCGATGTGTTCCTGAGCCGGATCTTTAGGAATCGGTTGTTCCGTACTAGGCTGATTTAACAACTTATCTACGTCTTTTACGCCTAAAGCGTCATACATACGGCGGAACGCTTCATGCATATTGTGCATTTCAGGCGCTTGCGTGGCCATTTGTAGTTGAGATTGCGCCAAGGCAATACGCTGAGCTTGAGAGAAGATGTTAGGGTTTGAAACCGGGATTACGTCTACACGATCGTCAAAATCAGACGCCATAACCGTCTCATCACCGCCTTCTACCGAGAAAGGATATTCCTGGGGCAGAGATTCATGCATCACACGTGTCAAAAGTTTAAATTCTTGACGCATGGCGTAATGGAGGCGTTTATGTACCGCGCTCATCACGCGGCTACCCTGTTCAAGCATGGCTACCGTTGTACCAACCGCGGCATTTTGGTTGCCATCGCCTACCTTTAAGTCCGTAATAGCTCCAAACCGCTTACCCGCATCGACCACAAAGCCTAATAGTTGGAATAAAGTCGTATCGGGGCCTTTGAACGGAAGGGGCATCAAACTTTCTCGGATTGCTCCGCCGGGAGCGTCTACATCGCGGAACTCTCCGGGCTGTAGGGGCTCAGAATCGTCTCGTATACGCATGCCACGCGCTTTAAAGCCCGCAGGAAGGTTAGACAATGTGCCCGCATCAATAAGCTGCCTAAGCGCCGCTGTGGCCGTTCTAGAAAGTCCGCCAATAGTGTGGATTAGGCCTAAACCATAGAAACCAAAGCCGGGTAAGAACTTATAATGCACAAAATATTGTACTTTCTTGCGATCCTCGTCGTCTTCTGCGTAATTTCGACGGACAGAAAGCACTGTGCCACTGTTTTCTACCACTGTGACGATATAGGGCAGTTTTATGCCTGTTTCTTCACCTTCTTCATCCGTGTCTTCAAACCCTTCAAGGTCTAACTCTACGTGGAATTCCAATAAAGTAACGTCATAATCAATATTGGAGGCATGCACCCCTTCAATATGATCTTGTTCGTCTTGCAACTCACTAGAAGTGTTCTGACCCGGCAAGACGGGGACGTCTAAGTAAAAACCAGACACTTGTAACTTGCGCAATTGGTTTAAAGGCATGGATAACACGTGAGTTATACACGGGCAGCTCTCCAGACTAGACGTTTCGTAAGGCACCACCAAGTGTTCTGCGGGTACAAACTTACTTACCGCTCTGTTTAGAGCTTCATCAAAGTAAACTTTTTTAAACGTAGACCCCGCCAACGGCAAAAAGAACAACATTTGATCGAAATCAGGCGTGTACTCTTCCATTACATTAGTAATGTAGTAATTCATAAACTCTTTAACACGACGAGCTTGTTGCTCTTTCTCCCTGGTCGGCGCGCCTAGTACAGATGTGCGTACAGGGCCGTCAGGGGGTAGCAGCTCGTTAAACGCTTGAGCTTGGAACTGAGTCGCAGCTTCGGCTAAAAGGGGATGTGTGACGCCTGTGGAACCTCTGAAGGGAAGTGTGCGCTCCTCGTACGTGAAACCTAGCAAGTCTAAGCCATCTCGATACGCATCTTCCCAATCTTGACGTGACGCTTTATTAGAGTCGTACTCGCCCATAAGATTGTTAGCCATACCGCCAAGGAAACCTCGGTCCATTTCTTCGGCAAGGTTACGGCTGAAATCGCCTTCGTCTATGTCTCGCATGGATGGATCAAAGTCTATGATTACGCCACCGTCTTCGTCTTCAATGATTTCTATGTCCATACCTTCGCTAGGCATGCGCTCCATAGCGTTAGGCGCGGCAATGTCCATTTGATCCTCAATAGTTAGCTCTATCGGGTCTTCCCGACGCTCTACCATTGGAGTTATGTTGTCACCGTTTGCCATTTTAGTTACCTTTGCGGTTTGTTAATGTTCCACGTGGAACATATTATACATCGGGAGGTCCAAAGTAATCACCCATACCTGATACACCCGTTTCTTTGTACTGTTTGTAAGCTTCTCGCAAGTAACGCGGCGTGTCCTCGACAAATACACCTACTTCGTCTAAAAGCGAAAACAGTTTATCGTAGTCTTTAGCTTCTATGTCCGTGTTGCGCGGCCCGTGAATTTGGTTCCAGGTAGGCTTCGGCCTGTCTGGGTCTTCGAAGTTCATTTCCACCGTTAATCGTGGTTCACCTGTTTGATTGTTGCGTAAAGAGAAAATTCTAGCTTTTCCCGACTTTATAGCTTTTGGTCCGCCAAGATTGTAGTCTTTTTGATCATAATAACGGCCGACAGAATGGTCCATCAAAAGTCCTTCAAGCAGCATGTAGACGGGTTTAGTTATTCTATACCAGCCCTCGTTACCAAAATCGTCTACTTTTTCCACGCCTTTTTTCAATAAAAAATCAGGGGAAGGCTTCTCGCTTGAAGTTTTTAATCTTTCCGCTACATTTTTAACTTCAAAAATTTCCTTAGCCTCACCGCTTTTTTGACTATTTGCGATAATGTCCGGGAAAGACATGTTTTTAAGTTTATTAGGCGGGATGGTGGCTATCCCCTCAGATAACTGCTCGGGAATTAGAAAACCTAAAAGTCCTTCTTTAACCTCACTCGGGTCTATATCATAAATAGGTTCTCCCGTTTCTAACGCTCTAGAAATAGAGGGGTTGTCTAAAAACGGGGTATATTCCTCTACATCCATTTCATAGTTCCCCATGTTATCATTGGGCCCACGACCAGTAAGGCTAATGCCGGATTTATAGCCTAGACTTAAGGCCTTATCGCGGACGTAGTTTTGGTAATCCGAATATGACATGGAATCAGGGTCAAGTCCTTCCTCTCTCGCAAGTCTGTTCATTAACTTTTCATATGATTCACGTCCCGGGGTAATTAGCTCTGACGGAACACCTTCGTCAATCATTGAATTTATTATTGTTTGGGCGGGGTCCATATCATTGACGTCCAAAGCATCATAATTCACTTCCTTTCTTATACCGGAAGCTTTGTCATATAAAAATTCAAACGCGTCTAATGCAGGTGTTACCCTTGGTCCGCCTTTCTTAAAACTAGCGTAGTCATCTCTTGCTTCTTGCAACAGCTCAGGCGTTAATTGTTCTGAAAAGTTGGGGGTAATATCTCCTTCTAAAATCTTAATACGTATGGGGTCTTCTCCCGTGCCGTAAAGCTTTTTAAAATAGTTTTCAGCTCGCTTGGAAACGCCCATTGCCAGCTCTTCGTCCATATCGTTTACATTAATTAAGGTATTCGCGTAGTTAGCTGGAATGGTTTCGGCCCCCGATTCGGCAAGGTGAGAGGGCAGCCCTGTAAACTCAGGACTAAACGGGTCCTCGTCGGGACGCATGGGAGCAAACACGCCGCCCTTGGGCTTAGCCGCCATACCGGCCATGACGTCTGCACCGATATCTACGCCGGGCATGGCCGCGCCGCTGCCCATTGTTTCCATGGCAAGCTCAATAGTCTCTTCCGGCGTGATTTGTCTACCGCTGAGAGCCGCGCCGGGGGCCAACATAGCTTTTAACATATCGTACGCTAAACCCGGAACCGCCAACTCTTGCGAGCCGCTCCTACGGTCTGCTTCCGGAAGAAACATGGCTCTATCTAATCCCGGCTCTAACCCTAGCACTTCAAAAGCGTACTGCTCTAAAGGAGTAGCTTGGTCTAATCTTTTCTGAAGGGTTAAGTTTTGCTCGCCGGTGTCTACTCGCGGTCGCTCGTTAGAAGTGCCATAAAAATTACCACGGCCGTCTAAGAAAGAAGCCGGGACTTTTTCGGGCGGGCCTCCGTCCTTAAGACCCTGCACCCCAGCAAGCACGTCAAAGGCACTTACGTCCGGACCAGACCCACGAATGTCTTCAGCCGTGCGGCTCAAGTCTTTACCCGCAACCAACGGCTCACCCGCTCTCAACCGAGACAGCGCACCCTTGTTATCTATATTGGCTATGTTGTCGATGATCGCGTTCTTAGCTTCTTCCGGACTTAAACCCTGACGCGCTAAGTCAAAACCAAACATGTTGTTGAAGTAATCAAGGCTCTCGGACCCCGGGTCTTTGCCCGCGCCCGCTAGACGTATGCCTTGGTAAATCTCCTTAGCCTGTGAACCGGCACGTGCTAAAGGGCTTTTACCGGCATGGTAGGAAAACAACGCGTGATTAACCGCGTTAAAAACTTCTTCGTCACCTTCAATACCGGTGTTCTGCCGTGTAGAAGGCTCACCTGAAGTAGGCATACGCAGCTTAACTCGGAACTGAGGGTCAACTAGACCGGCATCTACCATTTGATTGGTCAATTCCACCGCTTCACGGGTAATGTCTATCTGGCGCTCATCGTCAAAACCCAGACGCTCCGCGCCCTCGTTAATAATTCGAGTTACGATACCGCCTTTGTCAAAATGGTAAGGACTTTGCGGCTTTTTAAATAGCCTAGCGCGATGATTACCTGCCAAAATAAGACCCTGCCCGCTTAATTAACATACGATTCACTGCTTGCTGACGGCGATCCATTAAACTTTCTATGCCGTTTTCTTTTTCAACCACGCCTCCCGCCGCCATAGCAGTAGGCGTATAGGTAGTTGGGTCAAACCTTGCCCCAGCAATAGGGAACAGGTCCTCGTCAGGACGAACCGGTGGAGCAATTCCAAATTCAGGGAACTGTACATTAAACTTCTCTTCGTAAGCCGGAAGATCGCCAGGCAGTACGCCAGAAATATCCAATAGCTCGGGAGCGCCTACGTCAAATGCGTTCGCGTATCCTGCAAACCGGTCTACAGCCGCCTGATCTTGCTCTAATTCCGCGCCTTGCTGAATACCTACCGTATCCGCTACGTTGCGGATATCTTGCTGTCTACGGCCCGCCAAGAACGGCTCACGGACAGGAGCGGGTAGTATAGAGTAAATTCCACCCACGTCGCCGGTGTTTTCAACCAAAACGTCGTCAGCCGTAACAAAGTCCCCTCGTCCCGGAACTTTTAAGTCAGGTGTAGCTAATGTTGTTATGCCGCCTGTTGTTTCTTCTTTCTCGTCATCCGGCTCACATTGGCTGGTAAGAATATTAAAAGTAAAACCAGGGGGACAAAAATACTTAGAATACTCGCATTGACCGCTAGTTTCATTGTACGTGGTTCCCGCGGGACAGATATTATTTTGTACCACTTCCCCGGTGACATCGTTATAACAACGCCCATCTTCACCTTTATAGCTTTCTTCCGGACATATTGTATTTGTAGTGGTGTCCATGTAAATAGTTCTAGCGCAGCCTGTTTCAGGATCAGGCGGTTGTCCGTCGTCGCATAAGGTAGTAGTGGTGGTGTCTAACGTGGTTGTTACTAAACAATTTCCATTCGCATCTGGATCAGAGCCATCATCACAAATGGTTTTGTTGATCACATCTCCGGTAACAGTGTTAACGCATTTATTTGTTACCGGGTCTAAAACCCCTTCTTCACAAACGTAGTTAGTAGTAAGGTTTGTTCTATCTATTGTTTCCGTTATTACTCGGCTATTGTCTATATAACAACCGCCCTCTCCGTTATTCATCGTCGGGTCGTAGACAGCGCCTTCGGCTGAACAAGACACTTCTCCTCGTGTCTCTGCCCCTTCTATTACTCGGCTATTGTCTATATAACAACCACCCTGTCCGTCATTCATCGTCGCGTCGTAGACAGCGCCTTCGGCTGAACAAGACACTTCTCCTCGTGTCTCCGCCCCTTCTATTACTCGGCTATTGTCTATATAACAACCACCCTCTCCGTTATTCATCGTCGGGTCGTAGACAGCGCCTTCGGCTGAACAAGACACTTCTCCTCGTGTCTCCGCCCCTTCTATTACTCGGCTATTGTCTATATAACAACCGCCCTGTCCGTCATTCATCGTCGCGTCGTAGACAGCGCCTTCGGCTGAACAAGACACGTTAGTTCTATCCGTGAAATCGTTTATTACAGTGTCAGTGGTTTTTTCACACCTTTCCGTAACGGGGTTATATACCGCACCTTCTTCACTACATACGTAATTAACCACGTTAGTTACTCCATCTACGACGACCGTTTTATCTTCGTCTTCGTCTACCACTGTACTTGTTGATTTTAAGCCGCCGCACAAAGATATGTCGGCTACTACGTCTCCGGCGTTATTGTA